TAAATCTCCTCTTTTGCGTTTAGTAAAGCCCTTACAAATTAAATACGTATCACAATTAACACCAAGAGGTCTTAAAGACTTTATCGCATTAATCAAATGGACGGCCTACACTAATGACCAAATTATATCTATACCAAAAGATAAGATAATGACAATTACAAACGCCACAGAAGAAATGTCAAAAAGTTACTTAGATGTTTCTTCCAAATATGAAAGAATTGATTTGCCGAAACGAGGCGAATATAAAGCTGAAGAATTAACACGTGAGGAAAATGATGAGTTTAATGAATTGTGGGACGAGTTTAGAGATAAGGAAAGAATACTCCATTAATCTGGAGAATCTTCCACTTGAAAGCGCTACACGCTCATTATACACAATAAACAAAATAAGTCAACCTATCCTGGAACCGACTTTTTAGTATAAGTGATTGACAAAACACACAAAGTATAGTATATTTAAATTATGACAACATCAAAAAAATCAAAAGAACATTACGTAAGTAATAAAGATTTTTTAGCCGCTATGATAGAGTACAAGAAGATGGTCAAAAAATCAGAAAAAGAAAAACTGCCAAAGCCTAGGATACCGGATTATATTGGAACTTGTTTTCTTAAAATAGCGAATCATTTATCTTACAGACCGAATTTTATTAATTATACTTTTAGAGATGATATGATTTCTGATGGTATAGAAAATTGTTTACAATACTTAGACAACTTTAATCCTGATAAATCAAATAATCCTTTTGCATACTTTACACAAATAATATATTATGCTTTTGTAAGAAGAATACAAAAAGAAAAGAAACAGGTTACAATCAAACATAAAATGTTATTAGATTCTAACTTTGATGATTTTACTTTACAGCCAGGTGAAGATAGGGAATTTCATAATCAATTTACAGAATTTTTAAAAAAGAATTTACCTATAGATGAGGTACCTAAAATAGAAACACTTGCTCATCATAGAGAAATGAAAAAACAAAAAGAACAGAAAAAGAAAAGAACACGTAAAGGCAAGTTAGATTACTTTTTATTGACTTAGTATGAAAAAACAAATAAAAACTATAGTAATAGTAGGGGGAGGAACGGCCGGATGGTCAACAGCTTTAAATTTTTTACAAAAAACTATTAATACTAAAATTATTGTGGTAACTTCTAAAGAAATACCTATTATAGGAGTTGGCGAAAGCACAACGGGAAGGTTTAATGGACTAATAAACTTAACATCAGGATTTGTAAAAATTGATGAATCAGATTTTTTAAGAAAAACAGGATCTACATTTAAAATAGGCATATTACATTCTGATTGGCACACAATTGGCGAATCTTTTACTTCTCCATTAGGAGACGAATTTAAAAATACATTATATTATCCATCGGAATCTTATGATTATTCCAGAATTTGGCACGTTGCCAAACATTTAAAATATAATTTGTATGCTCAATCTCAAATGATGTTAAACAACAAATTACCGTATTTTGAAATTACAGATGATTGTCATTATTTTGACGAATATAATTATAAAGGAAAAGTAGATTACAAATTTAATCACGAAGCTTATCATTTAGATACTTATAAAGTTGGTCAATATATAAAAGAAAAAGTTTTATCTCACAATAGAGTAAGTTACCTTGATGATATAATTGTAAGTGTTCAAAAAAATGAAAATGGATTTTTGGAAAGCATTACAACAAAAACTGGCAAAATAATAGAAGGAGATTTCTTTATTGATTGTTCAGGATTTTCAAGAATTTTAATAGAAAAAGAATTTAATAATAACTTTATATCATACGAAAATGAATTATTAGTTAATAGAGCTTTACCGTTTCATATAGAAAACAAAGAAAATACAATTATAAACAATTACACACACGTAACAGCAAAAAAATATGGTTGGATGTGGGACATACCATTACAACATAGAAAAGGATGCGGATATGTTTATAGTGATAATTTTATTACTCCTGAACAAGCTCAACAGGAAATAGAAAAAGATTTAGGTTGTAAAATTAATCCACAAAGAGATATTAAATTTAAAGCAGGAAGATTAGAAAAAATATGGTGTAAAAATGTTCTTTCAACAGGATTAGCTAGCGGGTTTGTTGAACCATTAGAGGCAACATCAATACATATGACAGTATTGCAAATAAATCATTTTATAGAACAGTACTATACAGAACATATGAACTTTAGTTGCGAAGTTGCAATAGATCAATATAACAAAGAGATAACTTCTATTTGGGACGACATAAAAGATTTTATAATTTTACATTATATTACTCCTAGAAATGATACGAATTTTTGGAAAGAAGCTTCTTCACCTAAAAGGTGGAGTAAAAATTTAAAAAATAAATTAGAAATATGGAAAAATCGTATGCCTAGAGTATCGGATTATCAAGGTACTTTAAGTAACAGTTTTTATCACTTAGGAAATACCTTATGGTATCAAATATTAATAGGAATGAATTTATTAGACTGTAAAATTGCAGAAAAAGAATTAGAAACATTTAATTTAACTCTTTTTGCTGAAAATTCACATAACATAAGATTACCTATAGTAAAATGGATGGTTGAAAATAGTGTAGATAATAACATTTTTTATAAAAATTTAGAAATGTATTTAAAAGATTATCAAAAATTAAAATCAGCCTATTGAAAAATGAAAATTGCATTGATTAACGACACTCATTGGGGAGCTCGTAATGACTCACCGGCGTTCATAGATTATTTTAATAGATTTTATGATGAGGTATTTTTTCCATACCTACAAGAGAATAATATAAAAACTGTAATTCATTTAGGTGATGTAGTAGACCGAAGAAAATTTATTAATCATAATACAGCACACAATTTTAAATTAAAGTTTTGGAATAGAATAGACGAACTTAATTTAGATACACACGTGATTATAGGCAATCACGACACATATTATAAAAATACAAATGAAATAAACGCATTACAAAATTTAAATATATCTAAAAATGCAAAAGTATATACATCTTCACAAACAATTAATTTTGATGGACTAGACATATTGTTTATGCCTTGGATTTGTGATACAAATAAAGAAGATACATTATATCATATTGACAATACAACGGCTCAAATAGTTATGGGTCATTTAGAAATAAAAGGATTTGAAATGCACAAAGGCCATCTCAATGAACAAGGCTTAGAAAAAGAACTATTTAAAAGATTTGAAAAAGTTATAACAGGCCATTTTCATAAAAAATCAGATGACGGTCATATCTATTATCTAGGTTGTCCATACCAAATTATGTGGTCAGATTATAATTGTCCAAAAGGCTTTCATATATTTGATACACAGACAAGAGAACTTACAAGAATACCTAATCCTTTAATTATGTTTAAGAAATTTGTTTATAATGATAAAGGTGAAGATTATAGTAAAAAAGATTTATCGGAATACGAAAACACTTTTGTTAAGTTGTTTGTATCAAATAGAACTGATACCGATATGTTTGATAAACTATTAGACAGATTTCATAATGAAATAAACGCATATGAAATAAATGTAATCGAAGATAATAATTCTGATATGTCGGCCTCCGTGAGAGAAGATATATTAGAACAAGGAGAAGATACATTAACATTTTTAGGTAATTACATAGACCAAATAGATACAACTTTAGACAAAGCAAAACTTAAAACTTTTGCAAAAGAACTTTACGTGGAGGCCAACGAGTCTTGATAATATTTAAAAAGATAAAATGGAAAAACTTTCTTTCTACTGGTAATACACCAATAGAAATAGAGTTGAACAAAGCACCTACAACATTAATTGTAGGCACTAATGGTAGTGGTAAATCAACAATGCTTGACGCATTATGTTTCGTATTATTTAATAGGCCATTTAGATTAATTAAAAAAGAACAAATCGTAAATACAATTAATGATGCTGATGCTGAAGTAACAGTAGAGTTTACAGTTGGTACAAAAAATTATAAAGTTATAAGAGGCATTAAACCAAACAAATTTGAAATATATGATGATGGTGATTTATTAAACCAAGACGCTTCTACAATCGATTATCAAAATTATTTAGAAGCAAATATAATGAAATTAAATTATAGGTCATTTATACAAGTGGTTGTTTTAGGTTCTTCTTCATATGAACCATTTATGAAAATGAAACCAAGATATAGACGAGAAGTTGTAGAAGAAATATTAGATATAAGAGTATTCGGCTTAATGGATTTAATATTAAGAAGTCAACAATCA